GGGCAGTTCCCGCTCGAGTTCTCCGATGGCCCGCGCCAGCATGCGTTGGGGTATATCGCCATGTGCCGACACGAGGAGCCATGGGTCGTCGCTCCCGCTGTAATGCCCGTCGAGGGTGTGGACGTGCAGGGACCACTGGAACAGCGTGATCGGTGCGGTCTTCCTCCGCCACCAGTTCGTCAGCGCGTTCTGCACCAGGGTTTTTTCGTCAGGCATCTTGAATAACTCGATGAGCGTGCCGTCCTTCGGGCGGAAATCCTGGTCGGTGATCATGCCGTGCTCGATCATGGCGATCGCCATGGGCGTGGCTATCCGACTTTCTCCCGGCACTGATAGCTTCAGCGGTATCTCGCGCGACAACGCCGGCGGTCCCATGTGCGGTCGGTGCGTCAAGGCAGGATATGCAGCGCGTTGGATGGAGGTATCCATGCTCGCTCCTTTTTATGGTGGCGCTCTTTCGTCAGGTCGTAGACGGCCTTGGCCAGAGGCTGGTTGATGTCTTCCGGCTTCAAGGTGTCGGGTAACCCCTCGCCGTCAAGCAAGGTGCCGTACCTTTGCAGTCTGTCCAGGGCATTGGCGGCATCCATATGAAAAACTACCGGGAAGCCTCTGCCGCCTCTCTGCCACCGTTTGATATCGTCGGCGATGCTCATGATTGGAGGCAGTGCCGCGAGTGCAGCGACTTGATGCGCTGCAGTTCGTCCGACGTGATGAAAACGTCCGACTCCGGACGGCGCGCCATGTCCGCTTTCTTGATGAGGGCGGCATCGTTTTCATCGAGCCAGTTGATCGCGACCAGGTGCAGCAGATCGTCGATGCGTTTGTTCGTCCAGCGGCCCATGTCGACGTCGAAGGTGTCGCTCCCCTTGGTGCCGACGGCGCGGCGGTAGTTGTAGCGGTGCGTGTTGCCCTCGACGGTCGGCCCTTCGATTTCCGCGTTGATGATCTCGGGGTAGACGTTGGCGTAGAAATCGCGAACCTGCTCGATGGTGAATGCAGGGTTCGGGTCCGACAGGGAGATTTGGTTGTATTTGAACTTACGTTCGAGGGCGTTGATTTCGATGGTCATGTGTATATCCGTTAGAAGATGTCGATTTCGAGGACTGCCGGAGTAGGGCCTGCAGTTGGCGCTGTGGTTGATTCGCCCGTGCCGGATGCGGGCGAAGATTCGGGTGATGCGGTTGATTCCGCTGTCTTTTGTTCTACTGGGACAGGTGGGACAGGCGGGGCAGCGTTGGCGGTATCGGGCTGGCCGGACTCGCCGGTTTTGTCCTCGATCAGCGAGGTTTGCCGCGGGTCGACCCTGCCGGCTGGTGGGGGGCTTGTGTCCGGGTTCGTTGCGGCTTCTTCGTTCGGTTTGCCCTTTGCCTTCGCGGGTGCGACGGCCTTGTTGTTCTTCTTTGGGCCGCGCTTGGCGGTGGACTTCTCGCCGCCGCTGGCCTTGCCTTCTTCCTTCTCTTCCGCTTCGTCGTCGTCCGCTTCGGCTTGTGCCTCGGCGACTTGCTGCATCAGCGACTTGCGAGGGGCTTGCCACTGCTCGATAGCAGAGCCGAACTCAGCGTCGAGTTCTTCCGGCGTGGCCAGCAGGGAGAGCGGCTTCAACGAAGACTTGCCGCCGTCTTCCGGCGCCGGCATCAAGGCGACGCGAAGCAGGTCTCCTTCGGCGGCAATGGTGATCAGCAGGGTGTTTTTCTGCGCGAGCGCATGCAGTGTCTTGAACATAATGGTGGTCCTTTATCGAGGGGCGGATGCGCCGGTGGCGCGGTATTCGTAAGCGGACTGGCCTCTTCCCTTGCGTTCAAGCTGGCCGGACTCGTACAGCCTGGTGATGATGGGAGAGACGGTTTGCGGGGGGTGCTTAACGCGCTTGTAGATGTCGGAGAGAGTCATCCAGTCGGTCGTGCACACCTTCAGGATGCGGCTGGTCAGCGTGCCCTCGTCCTTTTTCACGCTGAGGGTCAGCGACTGCTTGGCACTGCGGATGCCGTGCTGATGGCGCCGTTGTGCCGATTGGCAGTCGCCGGCGTCGGGCATGCTGATCTGCGTGTCCATCATGGTGCCGTTCAACGTGATGACATAGCGCGTGTACAGCGTGGCGACAAGGTTCTGTCGGTGGATCGTGAATTCCCCGATGGTGAAGGGCGTCAGGTCCTTGTCGCGTGGATCCCAGGCAACGCTGCGGCTGGGTATGCTCGGGCTCGGCATACCGTTTTCGTAGGTAGGCATTGTTTTTTTTACTCGTTCAGGTTGTCGAAAAGGTCGTTCGCCTGGGCTCGTTTGCGGTCGGTGCGTTGCAGCTCGGCCAGGCGTTCGTTACGGCGCTGGATGACATCGGCCATGTTTCTGATGGCGATGGCCATTGCCGGAATCTCCATCGCGCGCTCAAAGGGCAGATTGAGCAGCGCACACTCGCGCCACGCGCGGCGCAGCTCGGCCTCGGTGAAATCGGTGCGAGTGGTCGTCTTCATGCTTATGCCGGCGTGACGACGATGCAGCAGGGGCCGAAGGCGTCGAGAGCGTCGGCGTGCGCATCGATGCTGGTGGCGGCGATGGCCGTGTACCGGTAGTGCTGGCCGTCGGTGCGCACCGTGACGGAAAAGGCGCGCATCAGATGGGCTCCTTCAGCAGGAAGGCCGGGATATTCCGCTCCGGCGGCGGTAGCAGTGCCGAAGGAAGCCGGATTTCGAGCATGTCGCGCAGCACGGCGGCGGACTCCGGATCGCGCAATTGCAGTAGGCCGGCCAGATAGGCGACGAAGCGGTTTTCCCTTGCTTCGGTGGCGCATTCGCTGGCGAAGTCGGCGGATGCGGTGATGGCCTCTTTCCAGTCGGCGGCGTTCATACAGCAGCTCCGTCGATGGATGGTCCCTTCGTGATCGCTGAGGGGGCTTCATCCAGAGGTTTTAGTTCCAGCATGTCGCTGAGCGCGGCAGCCGAGGCGGGAGCGTTGCTCTGCAGCCGGCCTGAGAGATAGGCTGCGAAAGTATTGCCGCGCTCGTTCCAGGGCGCTTTGCAGGCGTAGCTGGCCGCTTCTGCGATGATCTCTTCCCAGTCGCGCGCCTTCATGCCGACACCTCGTTTTTGACGAGATCGAAGATCACCTTGGCCAGTGCCGCGTCGGTGGCGGATAGTTCGCTGCAGAGCCCGGCGACGAAGGCCATGGCGCGCAGCTCTGGCGTGTTGTTGAAGGGGCGTGTTGCCCAGGCGATGCCGGTGAGGATGGATGCCTTCAGGCTGGTGCCGCAGGGCGTGCCGTCTTGGCGCTCGGTGTCGACGATAGCGGCGCCGGTGACGAGGTGCGCCAGGCGCATCGCTTCGCCCGCGTTCGGGGCTTTTACCGTGATGTGAGTGTCGGGTGCCGAATCATCGGCGCAGGCGTGGTCGTAGGCCCGGGTGCGGCAGCGGTAGCTGTGGACCGCTGGTGATGTGCTTGCTGGCATGCTTATCTCCATCGTGTTTCCGCAAGGAAGTCTTGCGGAATGGAATGGAGAATAAGCTAGAAAAACTAGTAAAGCAAGAAAAACTAGTATTTAGCGATGCTTACGATGCCTCCATTCCCACGGTGGCACCTGCTCTTTGTCTGCCCAAAGCCCGGTATGTTTAGCTTGAGCGGATGCTTCGATAGCTGGCAAGCCGGCATCTTTGTTGTATTTCGAATATGTCCATGCCATGCCGCGGACAACTTGTTCCCGATTCGCTTCGATTCCCTCGCAAACCACAATAGCTACCGTCCGACCATACCTATCTTTGTTTTGTGGCCTGACTTGAGCATCCTTTCCGAAGCAGAGGTCCGATAAGGATTGGCGCGCTTGCTGCCCAAATGGTTGTTTTTTCTCCGGTGCGTCGATGTTGGCCAAGCGAACCTTGATCGGCTGATTATTTTCCAGGATGGTGAGCGTGTCGCCATCGGTAATGCCGATCACTAGTGCGGCATGTGATGAGGCGGGCAGCGCGATGCGGAAGAGTAGGGCTGCATATAACAGCGAGCGGGATTTCAACGTTTGAATCCGGAAAAAATCACCACTCCACAAATGTGGGCGTCGGGTGGGATGCGAATAATCTTCTTGCCATTGAGAGCAAGTAAATATGGTCCTTCGGTGTCTTCTTTCAGTCGTTTGAAAGTGGTTTTGCCATCTGGCGTTCTGACAACCACGTCACGTCCTGGTGTTGCGGCAACGTCTGGATCAACGAAGATGATTTCGCCGTCGCGATAACCTCCCTCGCCATCCATGCTGTCGCCGGCTACTCGCAGGCAATAGGCCCGATTACTGTGGGGCACTGGACAGTCGATCCATTCTTCGGCGTCGCCGGGGTGAAAGTTGTCCGGTGATTCGCAAAGGTCGCCAGCTCGCACCCAGCTGATGAGAGGTAGTTGGCCCTTGATTTCCGGTCCGGCCTTCAAATTTTCGGATTGTTTGGTCGCTGGCTCTCCTTGGCCGAAGGATAACCATTCTTTTGAAACTTTGAGCGCCGTAGCAACAGCATCTAACCGCTCTCTTTTGGGGGCGGTTCCACCATCTTTTTCCCATTGCTGCACTGTTTGCCAGCTGCTTACTCCGACTTTCTCCGCGAGCTCTTGCATGCTCATTTGCAGTTCTAGGCGCCGGGCTTTTATACGCTGATGAATGTTCATGAGTGAATAGTGCCCACTAGATTTTATGGCATCAATGCAATAATTTCTTGCATAAGCTAGATTTTCTAGTAGCATTATTTCCACCATGAAAAATGAATCCTTATCTAAAGCAATCGGGTGCTTTCCTTCAATGGCCGCCTTTGCGGCAGCTGTTGGGGTGGCCAGCTATCGAGTGGTTCAGCAGTGGCACAAAAACCGCGTGCCGGCCGAAAAATGCCCGGTCATAGAGCGCGCGACCAATCGTGCTGTTACATGCGAGGAACTTCGGCCTGACGTGGACTGGGCATACCTGCGCGTACCGGTTCTTGATGTCGAGACGCTTAGCGCTGCATGTGCTCCCGAACGATCTGCATGAGCATCGACCGCTCGCCGTCGATGCTGGGCCGTCCGGTTGGCGTCGCGATCTCTTGCATCGCCTGTGTGATGGCGACCTGCAACTCCGGCTGGTTGGTGGCGACAGCCTTGATAAGGAGGGTAATTGCCTCGGCAGTGGCGACGCGATGCGTGTTGAGCCAGTCATGAAGAACGCTCTTCTTAAGCATGTCGTTCAGTTGCTGGAGTGCCTGCTGGTCCATGTGATTCCTTTCGTTGACGCAAGTTTTAACTAAATCAGTAGCAATTACATCATCAGAGTTGGGAGGTTATGAATGGATGTCCTGGACGCTTTCTATCACACGGTGCACGACTATGGCACCGAAGCCCTGGCGCCTCGCCTCGGCTGCAGTGCTGCGGTGTTGCGCAACAAGGCGGACCCGCGGAAGGACCACAACAAGCCGATGCTGGGCGACGCCGACATGGTGATGGCACTTACCGGCGACTACCGAATCCTTCACGCGCTCGCGGCCAATCACAACCACATCTGCATTAAGGGCGATCCCTACGGGCCGGCTTCGGATCTCGCGATCCTGGAACTGGTCACGCACGTATGGCAGGCCGAGGGCGACGTCGGTGCGGCGGTGCATACCGCGCTGGCCGATGGGCGAGTGGATCGCAAGGAAATCGCGGCAGTCCGTGGGGCGATCTACAAGGCGCAACAGGCGTTGAACGCAATGCTGATTCGTCTGGAAGACATGTCGGAGAAGTGATGCAGCGTTCGTTGATACCGCCGCGCGAGGCGCCGGTTCCTTCGGCTCCATCGCCGCCACCGCCGAAGGGGCGGTGTGTCGAGCGGGTGGGGACCGCCTCGCTCGACTGGCAACTCGATTGTCTTGCGCGGCATATTTGCCGCATGCCGACGAAGGATGCGCGGCATGCATTCCTCGCCGAGTTCGGCAAAAAGAAGCCGCCTGAGTTTGTGGACGATTTGACGCAAAGGATTCTGATGGAATGGGGAAAAATGTACGGTGCACCGCGCCAGGCTGGGGAGGCTGATGGCGACTCTCGATGATGCAATCGCGCAGATGCGCGCCGCCGGATTGCCGGCGCTGCCGGATGGTCATCCAAAGACGAACGGCAAGGTCCATCGGTTCGGCGAAAAGAAAAAATGCTGGTATGTCCTGCATGAGTTTGTTCTCAAGTCCGGTCGCATTGCAGTAGCCGGCGCGTTCGGTGAGTGGCAGGGGAATAACAGCAACACGGTCAAGATCGAGACGGATTGGAAGGGCGTCAGCGCAGAGGAGCGAGCCGATCTGGAGCGCCGACAGCGGGAGTTGCAGCAGCGCGAAGACGAGAAACGGGCCCACCAGGCGAAGACGGCGGCGCAGCGTGCGGCGATGCAGTGGAATGCGGCGGCAAAGGAGGGCGAGGCGCCATATGTGAGGTGCAAGCAGATCACGGCGCCCGGCCTCCGATACCTACCGGATGGCACGCTGTTGGTCCCGATGATGGTGATGAGCGATGGCCAGCCGGTGCTGGTCGGCCTGCAGAAGATCATGCCAGATGGCGAGAAGCGGTTCAACAAGGGCATGGCCAAGGCCGGCGCCTTCATGCCCACAGGGAAGCCAGCGCCGGAAGACCGGATCATGTTCCTCGCCGAAGGGTATGCGACGGGCCGCACGGTGCGCATGGCGACGGACGACTCGCTGGCCGGCCGGATAGCGTTCGACGCCGGCAATCTGTTGGAGGTCGCGCGAGCGATGCGCGCCGAATATCCCGATGTGCACATCCTGTTCTGCGCCGATGACGATTACCTGCTGGAGCCCCGCATGCGGCGCGATCTTCGCGAGATGTGCGGCATCGAGCTGGAATGCGACGTGCCAATCGACGGGAAAGAGCATGCCGTCGTCGTCAAGGCGGAAACCTACCGCGTCACAGCGACCTACAAATCCGACGAGCAAGCGCAGCAGTACATCGAGCTGAAGGTGCTGGCGCCGACATGGAACCGCACGCTGAAGTACGAGAACGCCGGGCTGGCCAAGGCGCATGCCGCGGCAGCTGCCGTCGGCAATGCATCGGTCACATGGCCCCGGTTCACGAATCGCGTCGACCAGCCGCTAACGGACTGGAACGACTTGCATTGCACGGAAGGCCTCGACGCATGCAAGGCGCAGCTATCGGCAGCAATCCTTTCAGCATTGACGCCGGAGTCGGTGAAAGAGCGTGTGGCCGAGCAGGAGCGTGTCGATGCGCAGCAGCAGGGCAACGTCGTTGAACTGCGACCGAAGAAGAAGAAAAGCAAATCTACCGCTTCCAAGGCTGCCGCTGAGGGAGGTGAGACTCCGCCGCCGGAGCCGCCAGATGGTGACGCTGAGAATGGGGCGTTGCGATGGGAGGCGCACCTTGCGCGGAGCGACAAGGGCTTCATCCTGCCGACTCTCAATAACGTCTACCAAATCCTGGTCAACAACAAGGAATGGGAAGGCGTCATCGCATATGAAGAATTCAGCGGTCACGTCATCAAGCTGAAGCCGCCGCCGTATGCCAACAGCAAGGTCGGTGAGTGGGAAGACATGGACGACCTGCGCACGACCTTGTGGATGCAGCAGAAGTACGGCTTCCACCCACAGAAGATGGTGGTGATGGAGGCGGTGCTGCTGGCCGCGGACATGCGGTCGGAGCATGTGGTGCGCACCTATTTGAAATCCCTCACGTGGGATGGCACGGAGCGCCTGACGCACTGGCTGATCGACAAGCTGGGCGTCGAAGACAAAGAGTTCGTTCGGCGTATCAGCAGGAAGTGGATGATCGGCGCCGTCGCGCGGATTTTCAAGCCAGGCGCGAAGGTCGACAACGTGCTGATCCTGGAAGGCGCGCAGGGGCGCGGGAAATCGACGGCGTTGAAGGTGCTCGGCGGCGAATGGTTCACCGATGCGCCGTTGCGCTTCGGCGACAAGGACAGCTACATCATCATGCGCGGCATGTGGATCATTGAGCTGGCCGAGCTGGACTCGTTCAACAAGGCGGAGTCGGAGGCGGCAAAGCAGTTCTTCGGGCAGTACGAGGATCGCTACCGAAATTTCTATGGCAAGCGCGCCAGCAACGTGCCGCGCCAGCAGGTCTTCGCCGGCACGACGAACAAGGGTTCGTATCTCAAGGATGAAACCGGCAACAGGCGGTATTGGCCTGCCCTTGTCGGGGAAATCGATATCGAGGGCTTGCGTGCCATGCGCGACCAGTTGTGGGCTGAAGCAGTCGCTGCCTATCTCGCTGGCGAGCCGTGGTGGGAGACGCCCGACGACGTGGAGTTGTTCAAGGCCGAAGTGGAAGATCGGTACGTCAACGATGCCTATTCCGATTTGATTGCCAAGGGGTTGATTGGCCAGAACGAGATCACGCTTCCGGAGGTGATGGGCGACATCCTGAAGCTCGACGTGTCGAAGTGGACCATGGCGGAACAGCAGCGTGTCGCGCGTGCCCTGGTGAAGCTCGGCTGGGTGCGCAAGCGGGTGTCAAAGGCGGTCAATCCACGACGGCCGTGGCATTACGTCCGTCAGCAGGACGACGACGAAGCCGAGCATGAAAAAGCAGCGAGGGTTAAAGATGGCCCGCTTTGATTTTTCCGTCCGTGTCCCAGTGTCCCACTATGCATTTTTACTGGGACAGAACTGGGACACCGCCGCAGGCGAGCATTCAGTGACTGCCGCCGTCCCACTTCATTTTGATACTGGGACACTGGGACACGCTGTGTCGTTTTCCCTCTGTGGTCCCACCTGTCCCAGTCTTCCGCGCTTCTATGATTTTTCAACGTGTCCCACCTGTCCCACTTTCTCGTGCGTGCGCGTGCATGCGCGTACACATGCGCTGGAGCGGGCGCGCATGCGCGTATACGCGCGCGCATGTCTCATTCCTTTTCTTAGTGGGACAACTGGGACAGTAGGACAGAAAGGAATTTGCCGATGATGAGTGTGCAGAGTGAGAGCGTTGATCATGAGGATCTGTTGTTCGAGCGCCGGATGGACAATTGGCGCCGCACGGTCCTTTACCTTGGCAAGGGCGTCGGTACGTGCGGGCCGGCATGGGCGGCGATGTATTACCGCCTACGCGATGCCGAGACGGAAGTTGTGCGTGGTGTGGGAGCGGTCGCGAGCTTGATCCCGCTTGATGAAAAGGATGGATGGGAAGTCGAGCGTGCGTGGAATGCCTTGACCGATGACGATGACAAGGTGGTGCTGAAACTTTGGTATGTGAGCCAGCGCACGCCGGACAGAATCCGGTGCTTGATGGGGCTGCGCAGGATGCGCGTAACGGACCTGCTGGAGCGCGCGAAAAAAAATCTGCAAAAAAATCTTGCAGTTCCGAAATAACTCATTAGAATCCGAATCAACAATTTGCCGTGCCGCCGTAGCGTGCCCCTTGAGATGATGCCTTTTGGCTGTCATCTCACGGGCAAAAAAAGCCTCACTCTTCATCGGGTGGGGCTTTTTGCATTGGTGGCTAACTTCCCTGAGGGAGGCGGCATTGATTCACAGGCTATGTAGACGCGAGACCGCGCGCGCAATCGCGGTCACCAATTCCTCTGCTCCCATTGTGTCATCCCTTCACGTGGGAGATTGCCGCCGTGTCGTCATTGATTCGGCGGCCTTTTTATTTATGGCGTCGGGTCTCTACAAGCACCTCTACAACACGAAGCGATGGCACCGACTGCGCTGGGATCAGCTGCAGAGGCAACCACTTTGTGAGCTTCACTTGGTGCAGCAGGAGATCGTCGCTGCTACGGTTGCCGACCACAAGGTTCCTCACCGAGGCGATGAGAAACTTTTTTTCGACGAGAACAATCTGCAGTCGCTGTGCAAGGTCTGTCACGACGGCGCGAAACAGCAGCTTGAGAAGAGCGGAACGTTACGCGGGTGCGACGTGAACGGCTTGCCGCTTGATCGCAACCATCATTGGAACAAATGAGAGCGCATGGGGTGGGGCGGGTCAAAAGTCCACGCCATCCATGCGTAAGACCGCTTGCCTATCGCTTCTTGCAAGAGCGGGAAATATGGCAGGGGGGTATCTAGGGGAGGGACTATGTCTGGAAACTCAAATTCTGGCCGGCATGCAAAACCGGCTGCACTTCATCTGATCGACGGCAATGCGAGCAAGAAATCTGCGGCGGAACTGGCTGCTGCATCGCCCCAAGTCGTCGCGCCGCTGGCGCCGCCAGCGTGCCCCGACTTCCTGACGGGCGCCGCGAAGCTGGAGTGGAAACGGATCGTCGATGACTTGACGGTGATGGGCGTTCTGTCACGTATCGATCGCGCGCAGCTCGCGGTGTACTGCCAGGCGTGGGCCGACTGGAAGATGGCCCGCGAAAAACTTGCGAAAGAAGCGCACGGCGCCGGTTATGAAGACATCACGCCCAGCGGCTACAAGCAAATGTCGGTGTGGCTGCAAATCGCCAACCGCGCGGAGGAGCGCATGCGCATTGCTGGCGCGCTGTTTGGCCTCAATCCATCGGCTCGGTCGAGCATGAACATTCAGGCTCCGCAGGGCGTCCAACAAGAGATGTTCCCGAATGAGCCGAAAAAAGCAGCAGAACGTTTCTTCGGAGGTGGGCGCTAACGGCAAAAGCGCCTTGCCGCCCGAAGATCGGGCCACCGCGTTCGCCCAAGCCGTTGACCAAGGCGCGATCGTCGCCGGTCCGGATGTGCGCGCAGCATGCCGCCGCCACCTGAAGGACCTGACCGATGGCGTGGCGCGTGGACTCACGTGGGACCTGGATGCGGCGAATCATGCGATCGCGTTTTTCGAGGAAATCCTCTGCCTGAACGGCGGTGAGTTCGAAGGAAAAGGCTTCGAGCTGCTTGGCTGGCAGACCTTCATCGTCGGCAGCCTGTTCGGATGGATGGGCCCGGATGGATTCCGCCGGTTCCGCGTCGCGTACGTCGAGACCGGAAAGGGCAGCGGAAAATCGCCCCTCGCTGCTGGCATCGGCCTGTACGGATTGACTGCAGATGGTGAAAGCCGCGCGGAAATCTACGCTGCCGCGACGAAAAAGGACCAGGCACAAATCCTGTTCCGCGACGCGATCGCGATGAAGGAACAGTCGCCGCAACTGGCCGCGCGCCTCGCAGTTTCTGGCAGCAAGGGCAAGGAATTCAACCTTGCGTATCACCACACATCCAGTTTTTTCCGTCCAATCAGCAGCGACGACGGTGCGTCCGGTCCGCGACCACACATCGCACTGATCGACGAGCTGCACGAGCATAAAACACCGCACGTTATCGAGATGATGCGCGCGGGAACGAAGAGCCGGCGCCAGGCGCTGATCTTCATCATCACGAATTCAGGCACGGACAAGCGGACGGTTTGCTGGGATTACCATGAGTACGGCAGCAAAGTGGCCGCCGGTACGCTGATCGACGACAGTTTTTTTTCGTTTATCTGCTCGCTCGACGCTGGCGATGATCCGTTCAATGACGAATCGTGTTGGGAAAAGGCAAACCCGAGTCTTTCGCACGGTATCCCGGGCTTGAAATACCTGCGCGAGCAGGTAACCCAGGCGCGTGGCATGCCGTCGAAAGAAGCGCTGGTGCGCCGGCTGAATTTCTGTGAATGGACCGAGGCTGACGCTCCCTGGGTCTCTGCCGACGTGTGGTTGGGCTGCCAAGCAAATGACGGCCGGACGCTGCCCGACCTTTACGGACGATCCGGCACCGCAGGCTTTGACTTGTCGAGCACGCAGGACTTGACGTCGTTCGTCATGGCGCTTGACCCGACTGAAGACGATCCGGTGACCCGACTCGTGCCGTTTTTCTGGCTGCCTGGTGACGGATTGCATCAGAAAGCTGATCGTGATCGGGTGCCTTATCTGGCGTGGCGCGACGCGGGCTATCTTGAAGCATTGCCAGGACGTGCCGTCGACAAGCTCGCGGTGCTGCATCGGATCGCGACGCTGTCAGCACTCTTCGATTTGCGCGAGGTCGCATGCGACCGGTGGAGGTTGGAAGACTTTCAGCAGCTGGCGGATCGCGAAGGACTGAGCTTGCCGCCGCTGGTGCCGTTCGGCCAAGGCTTCAAGGACATGGCGCCCGCGGTCGACCAGTTCGAAATCATGATGCTCGAAAAAGAGCTGCTTCATGACGGCAATCCGGTCATGACCTGGTGCGCGTCGAACGCTGTACTCGCAACCGATCCTGCCGGCAATCGGAAGATTGCAAAGGAACGTGCGACGGGCCGTGTCGACGGCATGGTGGCAGGGGTGATGGCGATCGGCTGCCAGATGAAATCGGCGGGTGATTTGAACATTGACGACTTTATCAACAACCCGATATCCGGCTAATGGCGACCTTTCTCAACTCATTCCGCACGTGGTTCGGCCGCGGCGGCGCCATCAGCGAGACCGTCGGCACACAAAATCCTGTGCCCGGCGTATCTCTGGTGCCCGATGTTGCCAACATCGGCTCCGATGGGGCGCTGCAGATCGACGCAGTATGGGCATGCGTAGATCGTCGCGCCACTACCATCGCCAGCCTGCCGTTCTTTGCTTACGAGCAGAAATCCGGAGAAAAGCAGCTTGCGCGGACATCGCGGCTCTATGGGTTGCTGCACGACTCGCCCAACAGTCGCATGACGCCCTTCGAATTTTGGCGCGCCATGATGCTGAACTACGACTTGCGCGGCAATGCCTACGCGCGGCTCGACCGAGATGACTCCGGCGAGGTCATCTCGATGTGGCCGATGCCAGCCGATCAGGTCGAGGCGCGGGTACTGAAAGATGGATCGATGGTCTATCTGTACTCATTTGGCTCCGATATTGCAGTTCTGGCGGAAGAAAACGTCCTGCACATCAAGAATCTTGGCAACGGCACGACCGGCTTGGCCAAACTGGAATTCATGCGCTCTGCAACGGATGAGGCGTCGAAATCGCAGGCCGCAGCGAGTCGGATGTTCGCGAGCGGTGGAAAGCCAACCGGCATCCTGATGATCGACAAGATGCTGACCCCTGAGCAGCGCGAAAAGATCCGAAAAAACTTTCAGGAAATGACGGAAGGACCGGTGAATCGACTACATGTCTTGGAAGCAGGCATGACGTACTCGCAGGTATCTCTCTCGCCAGAGGATCAGCAGTTACTGGAGACGCGAAATTTCGGCGTCGAGGTGATCTGCCGCTGGTTTGACGTACCGCCGGTGCTTGTCCATCACAGCAACGTCACGGCTTGGGGAAGTGGCATCGAGCAGATCGTGCAGGGTTTCTACACGCTGGCAGTGCGGCCAATGTTGATCAACATTGAGCAGGCGGTGCGCAAACGCGTCATGACGTCGCGGCAGCGCGCCTTCATGACGGTGGAATG